TTACCCGGAACAAATAAATCATTGGATAATTTAACTTTTCCATTTAATAATATCACGTTTGAATTCAAAGAAAGATCTCCGTCATAGTCTATGTTGGCAGACTCTTTTCCTTTAGTCATGAGAATGCGAACATCTCTTGGATTTTCTAAATCACTTTTACCCAATTCTAAAATTGGATCATTTATTTCATTGATGTTTATTTTGTTGAAGTTTACGACATCTAAATTTTCAACTTCGAGAGATTTAAATTTGGTATGTACATTACTTATGCTACCAAACCGGGTAATAGTTTCCAAATTAAGAGGTCCCATGTCGAGTATTTCACCCGACGTGGAATTATAACCAACCACGTTTGACTCGTTTGTCGAGTAACGTATTGGCGAAGCGTAAAAACCACTATTTTTAATATCTGGTAACTCTTGTTTGGATGCATTGATTACAATGCTATTAACAGGTTGTGCTTCACTTGTGTATCTACCAAATCTAATTTTTTCGGTAAAACAAAGAGTGTTCACGTTCTTTACCATTTATATAATACTGCATTTTAATTCGCATAACGAAGACCAGCCATACCATTCTCCACCCTGAGAATGTTATAGTTCACGGCATAAATGTCATCTGTAAATGGTAACGTTTCACTTTGTATTTTGCTATTTTCTATACGGCTGAAATTAAGAGATCCACTTGGTTGTAATAAACTTGTAGTTATGCAAAAGGGGAAAAGAAATATATCGGGAGATGTAACAAAATTGGTGTGATAATAATGAGGAACATCAACGAAGTGCGTCTTACACCATTTATAAGGTGAAAGATCTACACCGTTTATACTAATTTTTATTCTATTTGATACAGATGTCAAAGCCGACGAAGTCGATGTATTTGAACTCGCCAAGTATTTGACTGGATGGTTAAAATTTAATTCTTGTGTCGTTTCCATGGATGGGATGTTCTTTTGAACTTGGTATATCAAAATATCGTGGGGTTTAGATGTAAAAGCAGCTCTTTCCTCATTATCTAAATAGTAATAATTAGAATATATTTCAAAATTATATGAAGGATTTATATTTTTCCAACGTATTCGTATTTCTACATCGTGATTTTGGAGAGAAACCAAAGGTAATGCAGATTGTGGATTTTCGCAAAAGAAAAAGCGCAATGGGTAAAAGAAAGATCGAGCACTCGTACCCGGGTGTGGTCCATTGGAACTTCTAGATACATTTTGTGCCAATGTATCAATGGCTATATTTTCACTAAAAAATGAATCTTGTGTGTCGACAACATGCCCGCCAATCAATAACTCGACGCTTTCGATGATTTCTGTCCAGTCATCAATGTCAATTGATTTTGTCATGTCATCGATCGCTATAAAAGTATATCCGAGAAGGTCACCACTTCTTTCAAAACGCACGGTCGACAAAGAATTACTCTTTACAGCACCGTGAATCGTTTGTTTTTCGACGGACTGTGAAAAGTTTGAATGTCTCTTAAAGGTGGAGTTAAAAAATGATATCTCCGGCGTTCCCATAATATACTCATCCTGAGCTCCTATGGATACCAACTGTATTATTCCAGATGACATCTTTACAATAATAAAAGAAAATTACAAATTAGGTTTTCTGCAAACGAAACGGACAATGAAAAAGTTAGACCCACTGGTTGTGGAGTTTTTTATAGTTTCTCCGGCTTGATTTCTTAATGTGACAGTAAGCCGATCTATTTTACGAATTGGATTTATAAATTGAGTTGCCATGTTATAGTTATCCTTATAGACAATCAACGAATCGGAGCCAGCGTGACTGGTAGCTTCCGAAATAAGACTGGCAAAAGATCCCCGCACGGTTGTTATATCCCCCTGTCCTTCATAAACATTAGAAGTTCTGTCACTGAAAATACTGTTAAGTTCTTCAATAGAAAGATAACAATGTTCGGTGTGGTCTGTCGTGTGAATGTGTGCCGCCAAAAGTTTCGCCTGGACAACATTATTTAACGGATTGTTCAAGAAGACGGTAAAGTTGTTTGAACTATTCTGACCCACGGAATCAAATGTAATCGTGTGATACTCGTAATTGAGATCGGGCATTGTTTCAGTGGGCGAGGTAATGAGAGCCATTATTATACTATTATACATTTAGAATAAAACACCACCAATTCCACCCGTGATTTCATAATTGGCATGGTCCTTCACAAGCTTTTGACCTCCACAAACACCACCTGGTGTCAAAGACTTTGAATAGTAAGCACCATTTTTTTCAGAACCCGCAACACAATCTTCACGGTGCTCTAAGTCAAAAATAGATTCCTTAGACTTTTCGGAAATTAAAAGCGGTCTGGGGGTGTAGGCACTTCTAACGGCGGCCAACACAAAAATCAAACCAATGAGAATGGCGATTATCGTAATGGCGTTGCGGTTTGCTCGGTTAAAGTTAAACATTTATATATTTACAATATTTTTTTTAACGCCGTTCCCAGGGAAAATGAGGGCGGCGCGGGGGACCACGACGCGGGCGACCACGGTGCAGATTTCTCATAATTGAACAATCGGATTAGAAGTTCTCGACATATTGGGTGACCCTGGTCTGCGAGCACTCTTCGCAGTCGTCAAGATAAAAATCAAACCGATAAGGATGAAAATTATCGTAATCGCATTTCGATTGGCTTTGTTGAGGTTGAACATTTATATATTTAGAATATTTTTTTGTAAAGTGTGTTAAAGTAATAATTATATTTTCAATATAAAGAGTAGATGGACGAGGAAATTATACTGAACAAAGGTTCTGGTGTAATGAAACTTGACGAAGACGAACAAGCTCTCATGGACGAGATAGAAATATCCGTTCCCCAACCCAAAAGGGTACAAAGACCAGTAAACAATAGACCGCCCGGTCCCTCTTTTCACAGACAGCAGCAAGAAGCGATGGATGCATTTGTCAACCCAGACAAACAAAGTGCCCCGCCTAAACAGGTTACAGAAGAGATAGACTATGAAGAAGATGAACCTGTTTTTTATGACGAAGATGACGGTCACTATGGAGGTGGCCCTGGTGAAGAAATACCATCTGCTGGGTATTCTTCGGTTGATGAAGAGAAAGCAGATCTTCTTAACAAATTAACCAGACTTGAAAAGAAGGGTTTGGCTATAAACAAGCGTCTCAACGCATACTCGGCGATTGATGATCTCAGGGCGGAGGTTAAGAGAATTACATATAACATTGAAGTTGAACAATCTGTGAAGGTTTCGAGACGTATGCTTGTTGCTTGTGTGACTGGATTGGAATTCCTTAACAAGAGATATAACCCATTTGAAATTCATCTCGATGGTTGGTCAGAAACAGTTATGGAAAATGTAGACGATTATGATACGGTATTTGAAGAATTATATGTGAAATACAGATCGAAGATGCATGTGAGCCCCGAGGTCAAGCTTATCATGATGTTGGGTGGTTCCGCTATGATGTTCCACTTGACAAATAGCATGTTCAAGTCTTTGCCTAACATGAATGACGTGGTCAAGCAAAACCCGGAACTCATGCGCAACATGATGCAGGCGGTTCAAAGTACAGCAGCTAATCAACAGGCTGCGACAACAGCACCACAAACCTCGTCAGACGGTTCTTATGAAATGCAAGGCCCAGGCTTAGATATTTCTAGCTTGATGGGTAATATCATGATGCCTCCACCACCACCGATGAATACATCCGCACTGAGTAAGAGACAGGAAGAAATTAACACCACCATACCAGCGGACGATGACGTCTCTGACATTGTTTCTGTGTCAGGTGAATCAACGGGTGGTGAAATAAAAGAAGTCACAGTGTCTGCTGGTGAAAAAAAGAAAGGTGGCCGGGGTCGAAAGAAGAAGACAGAAATTAATCTCTAATATTATATAAATGATAGGTTACTGTCCCTTGGATGAAGAACCTCCGGTGCGTCGAGTGCGCCGTACTGGCTCGGCCAAGTCCAGACCAGTTCAGACACCCGGTCCAGAAGAGTCGGAGTGTAATTATGTTGTTATGTTTTTTATTGTTGGCGTTTTAATTCTCGCCGTTACCGATTCTATGCAAAAGTAGATACAGTCCCTTTTACCTTGTTTGTTTTATGTAAACTTGGTAAAAACGATTTTTATCTAGTTATTTTCTAAAACTGATATTCTTCTATTTAAATTTTTTATTGCCTCTACAAGAAGACCCACTATGTTACCATAGGCTAAACCGTATCCCTTTTCTTCGTCACCAACGACAGCCTCTGGAAGAACCTCTAAAACTTCTTGTGCTACGAGACCAGTGTATTTCTTATCATCCATTTCGTATGTATAACCGTTTAATTTTTTCACTTTTTCAATGGGAGTTTCTATGATTTGCAAGTTCTTCTTTTTACGTATGTCCGACAGTTCAGTGATGTTACCGGATGCATATATGTCACCCACGACATCTAAACTATAAGCCGGTGTGCTTGTACCTATACCCACCTTGGATGCTGTCACATTTCCGGCAACACTTAATTTCGACGAAGAACCGTACAAAATATCATGAACTACGGGTTTATTATCGACCGAGGATACAAATTTAAGTACGTCATCTCGTATATGTAGTATAGTACCAAAGTTTGATGTTGAATATATAGTATTTTCTATAAGTGTACTTGATGTATCGTATGAATAATTTAATAAAGTGTCACCAGAAAATTTAATAATTGAATTGGATGATGTGATATCATTAGCACCTGACAATATTTCGTAGTTCCACACAGAATTTAAATATTTATGTACATTTCCATTCAAAATTGCGATTGTTCCGTCATTCGAAATTCTCATAGAGTCTTCGCTTCGTCGATCTATGGTATGAATTAGACCCCCGTTATTAAAATTATACACATATGTTCTATTATAAGATTGATTTATATATGCTATAAGTTTACTACCGTCCCTGCTTACACCGACCACGGAACCAAAAAAAGCATAGTTTGTATATGATGGTGAATTTATAGTTCTTAATAAAGTACCACCATTGTAAAGACCGTATATTTTTATAACACCAAGGTTTTGCCGATTTACTACATAAGTCGACCCACCAACCGTGGTAATATCGTTCCAATTCGGACACCCCACGGCTACTGCATTAAGATCGTCATCTGCGTCGATACTGCTACCAAATCCTATGTTGTTATTAAGGAAGCCTCCATTATTGTCGTATATAGTAAATCTTAAATTCCACTCCCTCGATGTATTACTACCACGCTCATAAAATCTAACAGCGCCACTTGACGATCTCAATAAAAGGCGTAGACCGTTTCTACTCATTTTTGCATACGATCCGTAGGTCACGTTTTCTGATACATCAAATGGAGGAAAAAGGGGATCTGGACCTGTACCATTTTGATCTAAAATTATTGTTCTAAAGAAATTTCCATAAAGAATAACAATACTCCTATAGCTGCTATCAGCGGTGAAGGCGGTCATCCCGCTTAATGAATTGTCTATTGCGGGATTCCAGTATACAATCCCTTTCGGTATAAGTAAATCGTTTATTATACCCTGACTATAATTAAAAAATGATCTCGTTTTATTGGTATTTGTAATTGTGTGATTAGTTATACTACCATTATCCGTGATTTCTTGTAAACTTTTGGATATATTTGAAAGTAAACCACCATCCCCCCTAACAAATCCACTTGACTCTATATCCCCCGAAGTTATAAGTTGGGTCGCATTTAAAGTACCACTGACAGAAGCCTGGTTCGCACTTAAAGTACCACTGACAGAAGCCTGGTTCACACTCAAAGTACCATTGACGGACGCATTCGATGAAACCACCAACCCCGTTGTTTTAACTTCGGTTGTATTTAAAGCGCTCGACGATATAAGATTGGGTGCTGTCCTGTCTTCTGTTGTTGTTCGATCTTGTTGAAGGCTCGCCAATAAGACCTGACTTACGCGAGCGACGTCACCTATAGGAACCCCCATTCTTACATTAGTTTGCGAATAAAATTCCAGCCATACCTTCTTTTATACGCAAAACATTATAACTAACTGCATACACATTTAAATAATTATCATCAATTCTATTGGCGCCGCGTGTAATATTTTTCAAAATAATTTTTGCATTATCTAACCTACTGAAATTGCAACTACCTGTGGGTTTATATTGTGATGCATCTTTGCAAAAATGATAAGCGTAATACCGAGTATACATCGGACAATCAAAATCTTCCACATAGTTTATAATACCACACTGTGAATTATAATAGTTCTGTACTATATGAAAATAGAGTGGTGACATATCTTCAAATAATACCGTACCATTTAAATACATGTCGGCTGTTTCAAAAGTCAAGTAGTCGTCATCTATAATTGGACTTTTTGCTGGAAACCCAAAAAATAAACTCTTGACCGGATGATTAATGATTGTTAAATCCAATGTCGTTTCATTTTGAAGTATTTCGTGTTCAGATTGCTGAACTTGTGAGATTATAATATCCATCGATGCATTTGTGAAACGATTCCTTTCATCCGTATCCAAAAAGATGTAATTACCGTAACATTTTACACCGGAAATATCTGCATTAAATTCAATTCTGATTTCTACTTCGTGGTATTGTAAAGCGATTAAAGGTAAATACATCCCATTATCACAAAAAAAGAAATGTAAAGGTATAAAATGATTATTTGCAACTGAGACATTATTTATAATTTCCATAGCCTTTACGAAATTTTCAGCCAAATAATTCTGCCATACGTCAGAAATATAATCAAAAGGTTGTGAATCTATTTTTGTGCCACCTATGTATAAATGAAAACGAGCTCCTTGAAATTTGGTTATCATACCTTCACCTTCAAACCACAAAGCATTTAATAAATCGCCATAAACTGGTATTTTTATAATATTGTCTTTCGATGATGTTATAGTTTTTATAAGTTTGGGAGCTTGTGAAAAATTGGTGTGTCTTTTATATTTCAAACTGAAAAGCGAGACCCCGTCATTGTTTGTTATATAAACATCTTGAGCACCCTTAGACACGAGCTGAACTAATGCACCAGACATTTATTTATTATGCAGATTATAAAAATAGACACTTTCCCTGAGGGAACGTTTTGTCACTTTCGCCGCCGTCCATTGTCTTACCCTGTATTTTAAACCCACCATTTCTGTATACTTTCATTCTCTTGTAAAACATAGCTACCAGAATTGACCACTCATCTTTAACGTCATAAATCTGTGGGTTGTTCTTTTTACCTTCAGTTTCTCGCATGATACGCCCTATCGATTGTACTATATCAGATTTGGGTGTTGCGAGAATTACCGTGTCTAATGTGGCGATGTCCAATCCTTCGTGAGCTTGACTGAAAGTCGCAAAAATTATTTGCTTTTTAGAAGATTCCTGGAGATCTGCTTCTTTCATACCACCCATATAGAGACCTGAACTTTTTGGGAAACATTGGTGTAAAAATTCACAATGAAACCGTCTGTCACTTAAAACTAAAATCTGTCTAGTTGTCTTTGAAAGTTTTTTTATCAAATCCACAATCATTTTGTTTCTACGTTTATCTTCGACGAGTAGCGTAATCATATTTACCAACGATACTTTACCAAAACGTGTGCACGGTGGTGGATTTTTGTACATTTCACACTCATAACTTATCGGAAAAACCTCCGTTTGTTCTTGGTTTTTCCTCTCTATTGCAAAGAAAGTCGGACCCATAAACCAATGAAGCACTTTCGTAAGACCGTCTTTTCTTTCTGGTGTGGCCGACAACCCAAAAATATGCTTTGGACATAGTTTAAATAGACTTTGACTAAAGACTTTTGCGCATATATGATGCGCTTCGTCGACTATGAGTGTACCAATAGAATCAAAATCTTGAAAATTATACTCTTTCAGTGAAAGAGATTGAAGCATGGCGATCACAAAGTCACATTCGACTTCTTTTTTGTCTTGTTGAACCATACCAATTTTAGCCCCCGGGCAAAATTGTTGAATCCGTTCTTTCCATTGATCCGCCAAGAACTGTTTATGCACAACAATCATGGTGCGATAACCCAACTTACACGCTATCGCCAAGGATACGGTGGTCTTTCCATACCCGCATGGGAGCGAGAGAACTCCATGACCCACACTAAGAGCTGCAGCAAGTGCGGCGTTCTGATGGGTGGCGTCTCTGAGTTGTCCAACGAACTTAGCCTCGGACCTGGTTGGTTCTGGTCTCTTGTCATCCTTCGGTTCTCCAATCTTAGAAGTTCCGTAGAATCTTGGAACACAGACTCCATTTTTAGTTGTTCTATAAACTCTAAAAGGCGGCGGGGGAAACCCGAATTCATTATTAATGATAGGTCTTACTGTTAACTCCTTTTTAAATTCTTGAATTGGGCCATCTTTTATCACGTAACCACTTCGTGTGAGCATTATTAATTTAAAGAGCTATAACTTTATGTTTGTAAATAATATGATAAACGTATCTGAAACAATAGGTAAGCCCACCGAACTAAACAACAAGATGAAAGTTGGTACAGAAGTATTCAATCCCTTGCAACTTTTATGGACCTCGAAAAAAAAGGTGTCGTCGAAATCGATAGAAATGATTCCCGGGTAAAAGATTTATTTATTCCCTAGTAATTTAAAGAAAAAATGGTATCGTAATATATAAAAATGCCGACTCTTAACGTTGAAGAAAACATCAAGCGTATGGAACAAGCCCTCGAAGAACTTACTCAAGAAATCTTCCGCATTCAGGGCTCTTTGAGGGTTTTTAAGGGGTTTCAAGAATCTGGTTTGAAGGAAGTTGAAATCCCGGAAAAGAAGGAAGAAGACGAAGGAGAACAAGTTAAGGAGAAGTAATGGAAGTTAATTTCCATGTATATCCACTATGATTGCCAACATTCCACACACCCTTATATTCTATGTCGATCTTTACATCATCACCCTTTATAAGAGATTGCACGGGTTTACCTCTAACCTCACACATCACTCTCCTATATCGAAAAGGTACCTTAATTGTTAATATATTACCATCTAATGGATTATCTATTATATTATTTGTAAGTAAGTGACATTTATTCGAATGCATACGTTTAATTATTTCCTTGTGATTATCCGAAATAAATAAACGAATGTATTTTTTGTCGTTGTATTCGTACATGGGTTCGTAAACACTAGCGGTAAACTTCATTATATGATTAATACAAGTAAAACTATAAGTAATATTATTAAGTGTGTTAACAAAAATGTTTCTAATGGTGGTTTTGTATCAAAATTTTCATATGCAAATTGTTTACCAACTTCAATAGCAGCTTCTATGCTAGAATATGGAGTTTTTCTAGGTGACATCATCCCACAGAGAGCGACATTCCTGTTCTTGCCAAAGAATGGGACCTGGCCATCTAAACTTAAAACACCCGAAGACTGTTCAAAAGTCCATTCGGAACCATTCCAATTACACCCCCATGCAAATCGACTGTTCGTTGGCTTTTCTAAATTTAATTGTTTCAATATATTTTCTACTATGTCTTCGGGCTTTGTTTTAAGTATTTCGGGTGAAAGATCACATATAACACATGATACAGTTTTGCCGTCTGCGAGAACGACGGGTTGCAAGTTCCACGGTGTTTCCATAGCTATTTTTAGGTCATTTTCAAGAGTAATGTTTTTTTCATAATCAAGCAAAACATTTATACAACCGTACGTACTATACTTTATTTTCTTATGTGCATCATGACCCCAGTTACTCTTTATGAGTTTTAATGCCTGGCTGTTATCTACACACAAAACTAACATACCATCATTTTCTATTTCTTCTCCATCTTCAAATGTAGCCTTGAATTCGTCATTATAATATTCGACATTTGTTAAATATTTATTAAATTGAAATTTAACACCCACATTGCGAAGTTCTTTTTGCATTGCGTCACACATTTGCTTACCTGACACCTTTTGTGTATATTGTTTGGATAACCCGACGTGATCAAAACTTCTTACAAATTCATATGCAGACATAACATCCCATGTAACACCGTCCATTATTAATGTTATGTGTGTTAACACAGATTCCCCCGTTTTAGAGAGCGTTCCTTTGACGGCATCTCTGAGAGAAATTTTCATAAACTTGTCGGAATTCATTATAACACTTGTGGCGAGAGAAGTCAAAGCTAAATAATCACCGGGTGTAAATTGTTTTAATAAGAATGAATTTACATCGTCTTCAACCTTTTTAAACATGTCATTCCATTTTATATTCATTTCACTAAACATTGTTCTTGTATTGATAAAAGCCCTATCAAACACAATTCTGTGTGCGTGGAGATTTCTTTCTTCCATATCTGGTTCCCACCAAGAACCGCCCGCCGCTGGTTTGCGATCATATATAGTTACGTTGTGTTTCTTAAGTTTTGCGAGTTCCCATGCTATAGACATACCGGTGGGACCGGCGCCGATAATGTGAACTTTCATTCTGATATTACGGGAGATATAATTTTGATTGTTATCGTTTGTTTATCTAAAAATATGTTTAAAAATATATGCATCGGTATTTTTTCTGGACCATACTTGATATAAAATCCGGCTGTCGCTGCTCCTGAAAGAATCAGTGCGTTAATAAAGGTTGAAATCGTTCAAATTCAAGAAAGTTTATTGATCACAGTGAGATTATGGTGAAATCCAATTTAATGAAAAATGTTTTGAAAACTGCACTTTATATTATACGAACTGTGAGACCTATTCATATAATTAAAGTATAATCCCATAGTATAGGTATGTTGTCTCGCCAGATAATTGTACCGATTTCGTTAAAGACACATCGTAGACGAGTTACAGCCCGTGTACATAAAAGTGAAGATGCGTGGGATCCAGCCGATCAGCGTCGTATTAACGAAAATAAAAATTGGAGAGCTGGTGACCCCGAAGAAGATGCGTGGGATATAGACAAAGAGCGTGACGCAGCGAGATACAAGCGGGAATCGTTGGAATCTGTATTTAGGTTGAAAACTGACGGTGAAGAAGAGACTTTAAAGAAGATGAGAGAAAGAATTGATAAATGGGAAGAATATATAGATAAGGAAATGGGTAGTTATGATAGTAATGATTAGAAGAATCGCAAGTATTTTTTTGAAAGATGAAAAACCTAAACTCGGGCGCTGGAATCTGAAGACATGTGAGGACATGGTAACATCTATCAATTCTATTTACCAAAATAGGGATCACTGTGGTGATACAATTTGTAAAACACCCAAACAGGCATCTGAATATCTTACAGAGAAGAAACCTAAGTTGTAGCTAATTATTTATAATTTAAGACAAA